TTTATTATACGAACCTCTTTTGTCATTCCATTTAAAGGCTGTATCGTCTGTTGATTTTTTGCTTACTTTTGACAAAAATCGGAAGAATGGATCTTGTGCTATTGCGAGTTCAGAAACTCTGTCACCAAAGTTATACTTTCTTCGCAGGTCACCAGTATCATAATTGGTACTAGTTCCCGGACCGAGTCCATCAACGTCCGAAACTGTCAGGTCGGTATTTGCGGAACCACCGTATACACCGACACCAAATAAATCAGCCATTTGACCATCTCCTATTAGTCATTCCTCATCTGTACTATGTACCTTCGGTCAGACTTGTATTTTAATTAAGTTCGGAAGATGATCCTAAAATTATCTATCCGAACAAGTCATCAAGCCCCTCATCTGTACCAGCTAACGCATCAAAAATTTGATCTGTTTGATTGGTACTTTTGGGAGCACTATTTAAACCGCTTGTACTTGCTGGAATGTTCCGAGCATTTTTCATTTGCTCTACCATATCCTTCTTAACATTCATCGCTACCTTGTTATTGGCCGAATCTTTGTTGAGTATATAATGAATATCTTCTAATGATAATTTATGACTTGCTGCTTGTTTAAGCATTTCTTTATATTGATCGTCATTCATATCTGGATGATCTTTTCTAAATTGCATCTCTTCTGCTTTTCTTGCTTGTACGAATTGTTTTTTATTCATTTGAGCTTGATTAGCTTTACCAAATTGCTGCAATCTTTGTTGTACAAGTTTATCAACATGAGCATTCATTACTTTAGAAGAATCTGATTTTGGATCGCCAAGTTCATTGGCATCAAATTCAAAATCTTCAGAAAGGCCTAACTTGCCTTCAATTGATTTACTTGAACCACCATCTTCTAGATAGTCTCTAACATGTTCCACAAGACCGCCATCGTTTTTCATCGCTTGGATAATGGCAGCGTAAGGTTTTAATCCCTGCATTTCACCAAACATACGTTTAGCTTCTCTGCTTGAATCTTCGTACCTTTTTTTCCAATTTACTCTTTGAGTTTCATCAGTTGCCTTTACTGGCTGAGTTGTGTTATCAACTGGTGCTGAAGAAGTTGTCGTAGTAGCATTATCTTCTGCAATAGATCCATTTACTTGTTTCTCCATTGCAGTAAAGAAATCAGTTGTAGAGTCAGTACTATAATGCTCTTGATTATTTCCTGAGTTACTACTTTCTTGATTTTCCATTTTATCTCCTATGTTATTAGGTTTAATTAAAATAAAATTTTACTTATAATATAAATATAGTTGCTATTCATTTCCAATATGATTTTTAAACATTTCAGAGTCTATGACTGCTTTGCCTCTTGTCTGTTTAGCATCCATATCAGCTTGAGCTTTAGTATTCCTAGCTTCAAGTTGCGCTTCATTCATAATTCTAGCAACGCCTTGCTGTAATTTATCTTTCTCTTTTACAACATCATCTTTCATTGATTGACGAGTAAGTTTAGCGGTATCCTTAATTCTATTACCCTCTGTAGCAATAGCTGCCTTCTCTTGTTCTTTTCTCTTGGTAATTTCCATTTCAGCGGCCATTACTTTACCTTTAATACCTGCTTGTACTAATTGTCTTTCAAGAGTTTCTATTGTACCTTCCTTATCTTTCATAGATTCCTCTAGTCCCGCTATTTGCCCCTGCATTTGTGAATACATAGATTTTCTCTTAGCTATTTTCTCTTTATTTCTTATATCAGTTTCTGCTAATACGGCAATATCGTCAACTACTCCTAATTGCATTAATTGTTTTAATTCTTCTAAATACGCCCATCTATTAATAGGTAATGTTGATCCTGCAACAATCCTTACATCAAACTTAACTGCTTGGTAATCATGGAATTTATCTATTACTTCTCCATAATCATTATAAATAGGTATATTAATAGATACTTCACGATCTTCTTTTACATTATTTGGTTGTACTACTCTAAATACCTTTTCAGCACTATATATTGCTTGAGAAAACTGCATAACAGCTGTACCTAATTGCTTAAGGGCAGGCTCAATCGAACTCTTCATCCATTGCTTTATTCTTCGTGTACCATATTCATCTAAAGCTAACATACCTCTATACGTTTCGGCTGCACCACCAGTATCTCCCATCATAGAAGAATATATACCAGCCAAATATTCCATATCACCTTTACCTTCTTGCACTATTTGAAAAAATGCATTAGATAATGGAGCTGGCTGTATTGGGGTAGGAATTGTAGCTCCTGGTCTAATAGGCAACAATGCTCCTGGTGAACTAGAATATTTTTCCCAATAATCTGTATCAACACTACCTTCTTCATACATATATCTTAAACTACTTCCTAAAGATGCATTATGCACCATAATTTGATGTGCTTTATTTAATTCTCTTTGTTTGCCAACTAAAGGAGAAACAGCACTAATAGGATATGGAGTTCCTGTCCACTTAAAATGAAATGGTACTATTGGGTATTCAGTTATATTAGAAGGTAAATATTGCGTAAATAATGTTTTATCTCCTACAACTACAGTATGCTTTATTCTAGGTTGATAAAAATCTACAGCTTCAACAACATGCTCCATAAAATCTTTGTTCTTTTCCATAACAGCATATTCTTTTCTAGTTACTATCTGATTATCAACCATTGATTTCTGAGCAACTATTTGACTCATTAAAGTCATTCTAGCAGCCTTTATTTGCTCTTGAATAGCTTTTTGGGCCTTTTCAACCTCTAAATCAAATCTTTCTTTTAGCATCTTACCCTGTTCAACTGCTGCTTGCATTTGCATTAAATTTTCTTGAAATCTTACTTCAAGTTCTTTTTGCATATCAGCAATTTGGATTTCAGCTTGTTCCCTAGCTTCTGCAATTTGTTCTCTATTTGGAGGTATTCTATAAAATACATTAACATATAATACCTTTTCTTTTTCATATAATTCATAACATTCAACTAAACTATCTCTCTCTCCTGTTACAGGATCAATAGATTCATTACCATTTATATCCTTATATGAAAAATCTTGAATTGTTTTCCCATAGGCCTTTTCTGTTAAATTATACATATTATCGTTATCTGGATTAACTCCCTTTATCTTACTTTTGTATCCTGGATACATAATAGTTAAGTGGGTCTTTGGAAGTATTTTACGTATCATAACAAATGCAGCATCTTTAAATAACATATCTCTAGATTTAGGGTCTACATAAATATCAAATGGCTCAGGTTGTTTAAGTACAACTTCTCCCATTCCATTATCTTGGTCATGATCGACTGTAACCATTAAATAACCGATAGATTTAGTTATTGAATCATTAATAGCATTAGAATATATTGTATTACCATCTGAATTATACCATATATAATCAGATAAATCAGCAAACAATGCGGCTGTATCAGTATCGCTACCTTCAGTTCCTATAGCTTGCCATCTTGGAGTATTAGCAGTTGCATAAAAATTCAACATTTCTACTACAGGCGTAATCCTATTAATAGTAAATGTAGGCATACCTTGATCTTCCAATGATTGTCTTTCTTGTTCTGTTAACTGATTATCATTAGAAAAATCATAGCCCTTTTGATTTCTATATTCCCATTGAACTCTATTGTTATTATTAACAGAGTTAAATAATATCTTTACTCTTTCTGCTGTTTTATCTTTTCTTTTCGCCATTATTTCCCTTCATCATACTTTTCATCTGGAATATTGAATTGCACCGGCCCTTCATTCCAATGACTACTTCCTTTAGGTGCTTCTTCGTGCTTTTCCTCAACTGGATGTGCAGTACCTTCAAAAGGTCATATATGTATTTTAGGTTTAGGAACCATATTATCCTCCTATATTATGCAGTACAAACTATATATTCAACATCACAAGCTGCAGTATCTGCTCTTAAATATATTTCTTCAAAAGCTATTAATGTACCTGCAAAATCTACTGAACTGTCATCATTAGCATAGAAATCATCTGTAGTAAAGAACATGCTACTTTTAGGTTCTACCTTAACTGCCGCCTCTATTCCTGCTCCACTATCATAAAGAATTACAGATATAAAATTAGTATCATCTAAATTAGTAATTCTACAATATTTTAAATTAGCAGCTACGTGTACACCTAATGCGTCTGCTGCTGCTAATCCTACAATTTGTACATTTGAATCATGAACTACAGATAAAACTCTCTGGTCTATCTGTCCCACAGAAGATTTTGTGAATGTATTGGTACCACCATAAGACACACCATTTAGTGTGACATTTTCAGTTATCCTGACTGTCAGTGTTCCCGGTGTTACTGTTGTTGCCATTTATTTTCTCCTTATTAGTTGGCTTTTCTTTTACGCTTAAATCTTTAATTTCAATAATATCCATTATGCAACTACCCAATTCTTAGCTTTAGGTATATGCTTATATATATTACCCTTTTTATCTGTCTTCATAGACTGTAATGGGTACGCATGTTTACATGCATAAGCTAAAGCATCAATAGTGTCATCATGCCCCATTCTAGGGCCAAATGTATATATTTCTCTTTGAAGATCATACATATCTTTTTTAACATATATACCTCCAACAGCAAATCTTTGTGCCAATATTTCTTGTATTCTATCCCTCTTACTCATTCTATTACCAGGTTTCTCTGCACAATACTTAACTGTAAAATCATTTCTTCTTCTCATCTCCGCATTCAATGCCTGAAAGATAGGTCTAGACATTGTAGTATCTTCTATCGTAAATAAACTAGGACTAAATCTTTTATTCATATCAAACATATGATCTACGATACCTTTTTTCGCATCCCCAGGAATCCCAACAACCGGCAACGAGCGATGTCTAAGATACTCAATAACATAGACATTATTATCAGCGCAAACACCACAAACAATAATAACAGAAAAGTCACTATCCCTACGGGTACTGTCAGTAGCAGGGTCAACCCCAGCAAAAATGTTGACTGGCTTATGAGTTCCATCATCCAAGATGACATATGATATATCTGATTCTTCATCATACTTAAAATCTCCATTCCAATATTTAATATGATCTCTAGTAAAGATAGAATCTTCTGCACTCTGAACTTCCATCATATATTCTTGATAAAACTTCTGTGGCTGTCCAGAGTCAGCATAAAACTTTTTCTTTCTCTCCATTTCCTTCTGACCAAACCATGTAGGCCATAAAGGTGTACCATTATCTTGAAGTGCTTTATATGTAATCACTCTCCAACTAAAGTCATTTCCTTGACTTTCTGCCTTATTATATCCAATAAGTATATTATTAATAAAGGAATCATAATGCACAGGAGTCCCATTAATACGAAGCCTACCAGTACCAGGTTCCAAAGCAGGGAAAACAACAGCCGTGACAAGGTTAGAGATTTTAGCACGAGACTCTGGCGTAACGGTATTATTTTCATCCTCAAAATCGTCCAACACGATAAGGTCGTACCTTTTATGTAACTTAGCTCCACCTCTAATACCTGAGAGATTTGATTTACTAATGAGCTTACTGCCATTTTTAAGTTCGATGTCATCTTCTGTCCATTTTCTCCCTTTTAAACTACCGAAATAATACAACACTTTGTCATTATATTCCAAATGATATTTTATATAATCTAAATTTGGTACACTAATCTTAGACGATGCGGCTACCCATCCATAAAATAAAGGATCTACCCCAAAACAAAAATCGTGCATAATATTACATTTTGTTAATACTGTTTTACCATGACCTCTAGGTAAGATTACAGCTAATTGTCTAACACTAGTATCAACTACTGCATCCGCTACTTCATAATGAAAGAATGGAGTTTCACTTCTCATAAAATCATCAGGTAAAAATAACTTTCCAAATGCAATGAGGTCATTCTTTGCAAGCATTAGTGCTTCTTCTGCTTTACTTACATTCTGTGTATTAATATTAGCCACTATTCTCCTACTTTATACTTTTTATTAACTTTATCTTTATACACTCTAGATTTATCTTTCAATAATTTAGAAATATCGCTTGTCAAATCATACGTCTTACCTTTTAATGGACCTTTTGGAAACTTAATCTTTGCCTCATAATATTCCGCAAATTCCTGTCTATTAGCCTGTTGATCAGAAAGTTCTTCTACTACCTCTAATATACTCCATGGCTTATCTGTATAAGGATTTATTCTTATTGAATCCTTATCTTTTTTTCCAAATATTTGATCAAGTATACCACCTTTAGGTTCAGATACATTTTTCGGTAATAAAATTAGCTTCATTAGTTTCACAATTTCTTTATCCCCAATATATTCATCTTCTATATTCTTAAGATCCTCTTCCATAATTTCCTTTGCTTTGGAGCTAAGTAAATGTGGTGAAGTACTGGGAGTATATTTCTTTACCAATAGTTTATTCTTTAATTTCATTAGTTGTTCAAATTCTTTTAATGTAGCCATTATTCTATCTCCTTAGGCCTTTCAGCCTCTAATAACTCTTTTTCTTGAAATCCTTGAAATAATGCTCCAGATACTTGTGTTACTGTTGTTTGATTCTTATCTTCCAGATCCATAATATCTGATAATTTAAATAAAGCTTTTAATCTTGTTTCATCCTTCTCAGATGATTGAGCAATATCGTTAATATTTTTAAGTATATCTTTCTCATCTATACCTAATTCCAGTAATATAGGTTTTAATTCTTCTTTCATAGCGGTTCTTACCCTCTCCGTTTTAATTAATTGGCCAGCTTTTTGTAACGCATAATGTGGATTATTAGTTGGAAAAGCTTTAACATATGCTTGCTGCATATTCATACCTGTAGTTATGTATAAAACGAAGAGCTGCTCGTGCTTACTAAGCTTGGTCCGATCCAAGAGAACGTCAGCAGAGTTCTTATTCCCTCCAAAGGAATAAATATTGACTCTGCGTGAAGTATCCATCTTCACTCTGGAGGATACTGGAAATGTTCCAGTGCACGTGCCTACATATTCTCTGATCTTTACTTTACCTTTAGGCACGACCATGCTTCCTCGTCTTAAAACTTGAATAATGCAATCATCATCCGCTTTAATCCAATCCCCAGGATATCCATTTCTCCAGCCGATAGGTATTATTTGATCTGGTATACTATCCTCGGGATCATAAACTGTGTGATCTATCCCATTTACTTTATAAAATCTCACTACCTTGTATAACCTAAATTTTGCAATTCTGGCCATATAAAGTATTCAAAAGTATCATTATTCCTCTTCTTCAATTCTTTTACCTTACCCTGAGGTGTAGAATAATTTCTTTTATACTCTTTACTTACTTCTACCCAATCATTATTTAATATTGCTTTAGTTAATTTAGGATAAGCAACTAATCCGGTTTTCTTACCAGTGTTAGGATCTTCCCTGCCTATGCCTAAATTAAATGTATAATCTAAAAGCATTAATTTAGACTTATCTCCTAATTTTTGAAACTTACCATGATATAATGCATTATTAGCTAGAAATCTTTTCAATTCCCCATAATTTTTATCGAGATCTTCCAACAATAGAACTGTTGCTTGACTTTCAGTAATGCCAAATAAATCTTCTACATCTGATAACCCATCATCAACATTCCACAAATTTCCAAACCCACCAGTATGTCCATAACCTATATGCTTTACACCACTTGGGCCATAATACGCTGTTGGTGAAAACCCCTCATTAGGTTTTACATAATTACCTACATAATCCAGTAATGCTTTAGAGGATATTTCCTTATCTAAACCATTTTTCATTTTACATCACGTAATTTTTTCGTTACAACCTGTGCTAATGAATCTCTTTTCTGCCTACATATCGACTTTTGGATATCAGGCAATTTAGAGCATTCATCCACAG